TGGCGGTGGATAGCCAAGCCATCGAACACGTCGCCGCCGTAGGAATTGATCCGCACATCAATGGAGGAAACGTCGCCAAGCGCTTTCAATTCCTCCGCGAAGCCTTTGGCGGTGGTGCCGTCGCCCCACCACGAAGCGCCGATATCCGAATAGATCAGGATCTCGGCGTTCCCCTTTCCCTTATTCTTGAAACGAATAGTCATGGCCACTCCTTCAAACCTTCGCAGATCGTCGCGCGCCCGCCGATTGCGTCCCGTTGTGTAAACATCAGTTTGCAGTCGCCCTCCGGAACGTCGGGGCCGACCACTTCAAACGCGAGCGCGCCATCTTGCGCGACAGAAACCGAGCGCACTTGCGCGCCTCGGCAGTTCGCGGCGCCGGTGGATAGCAAGTCAAAAACGATCTGCGCATCGATACGCATGATTGCGCGCTTCATCTTTTGACTACCCTCAAGTTCGACATGCGCGCGCGCCGCTCAGCGATCGCGCTGCGCGTTTGATTGTTGGCGGCAGGATCGGCGGCATTTGGATCCGCATTGGGGTCCGCGTTTGGATCGGCTGCCGGTGCTTTTTTCGGCGCAGGCGGGTTCGAACCAATCGGCACATTTTGCGCCTGCTTGGTGCGGACGTCGCCCTCTTTGCCGATCGTTGACTCGCCCTCTTTGCGAAGGATGTCGTTCGGCGAATAGGCGCCGACGCCGCTCATCGTTTGGTAGAACGAAGCGCGCGCGGCCATATCGCCGCGGCTGAATTCGTTGACGTCCATGTTCGAATAGAGCCCGCCGAAGCGATTAGAGAGAAGCTTGATGTTTGCCTCTTGCTCCATCGGCACGATGCGCGGAAGCAGCCCATACTTCAGAAACGTCAAATCCTGCGCTTCGATATTGGAGAACGTCGCACGGTCCAATTCGAACAGAAGGTGCGGCGGAATACCGAGCCAGCGCGCGATATCGATAATGCCGAACTTCTTCAGTTCGATGAATTGCGACTCATCCAGCGTCGATCCCGCCGGCGTGAATTCCATATCCTTGTCGATCGGGAACGGCTTGTCGAAGTTCTTGATGCCGCTCCAGTTGTTTTTGATGAACTCGCTCATGTTTTTGAGCGAGTCCAACCCGGCGGGGCCGCTCTTGATCTTCAAGAAACCAGGCGTGCGCATCCCGTTCGTGAAATAGCGCTCCCCAGTTTGCTCCATGGCGATGCCGACAGAGAGATTTCGCGCTGCATATTCGAGCAAGCCGACGCCGACGACGCCATCGGTCGCGAGGCCACGCACGTGGAAGACGTCGCGCGCCATCAGCGTCACGTCTTCACCGCCGCGCTGCTTGATCTTATACGCGAGCTTATTGTGTTCAGCAGTGCCGGGCCGATTGATCCGGCCCGGCGTCACGCGATCCGGATCGTCGATAAGCCAAAGTGCAATCGGGGTGCCGCGGTTGTTGCGTTCAATTTCCGCGTACCCGTTGCCCTGCGCGATCGCGTGCGTTTGGATCGTTTGTCGAAAGATAAACGAACCCATCTCTTCATTCGGCGCATCATGCAGCAGCCAATGAATCGGGTTCTTCGTTTGCGTTTCGATTTTGCCGGCATCATCCGACTTGAACACGCCCCACGGCAACATCGCCACAGAAGATGAAAGCAGCGAGACGCCGCGCCACACCGCCGGGATCTGCAGCGCTTGGCGCCATTCCGTCAGACGAACGCCGGGGATAGTCCGGCCGCCGGTCGGGATAGCCCAACCGTCCACCGGCTGCGGTGAGGTAACGCGATTCCACAAGCGCGCGACGCCTGCGAAGAAACCGCCGTTCGCGCTTACAGACTGCGCCATCGCGGATCGTACTCCTCGTCTTCGTCTTTTGCTTCGGGAGCCGGTTTAGGGACTTTTTGTCCCGGCGCCGGCGGCGGCTTCGTATCCATAGCTTCCTGCAGCTTTTCGAGATCATCGAAGATGCTGCTTGTGTCTTCCGGCGGCGGCGCGATCGCCGCGACACCGAACGCCATCACCATCGCAACCAACGGGTCGATCCGATTTCTGGCTTTGTGTTTCGCCGGCATCCGATTGCCAGCGGCGTCGCCGATCGCCACCGCGTTTGACGCGGCCCAACGCAGCACCGGGTGCATGCCATGCGCGACGCGGTGCTCAACAACAGCAAGCTCCGTCGTCTCCAGAGCGGGAGACATTGTGCGCATGCCTTGGCGCCAGTTGACGAACTTGGTGCACGTCGGATCTTGCGGATCCTCGTCCTCTTTTTCGATCCAATGCGACACGCCTTGATTGACCAAGGCGCGCTTCATGTTGTGCATGTTCCAAGCGTCGTATGCGATCGCCCCGATTTGAAACTCGGAAGCAAGCGCTGCGATCTCTTGCGCAACGTAGTCGTAGTCAATCGACTTCCCGGGGACCGCAATGAGGTGGCCCTCATCGATCCATTGCCGATATGGCGCTCGATCACGATCGGCGCGAAAATCCAGTTCGTGCTCGGGCGTCCAGCATCGCACCAACACTGACGTGATCGGCCCGGGAAACACGAGCACCAACGCCGTCAAGTCTCGCTTCGCCGACAAGTCCAACCCGCCATAGCAGAGCGAGCCCTTCAGCGCCGCGCGATTAACCGGCATCCCGCACGCCTTCCAATCCTCCGGCACAAAGATCTGATCAACGCCGTCGACCTGCTGATTGAGCCGCAGGTTACGAAAGCGCGATAGCATCGACGGAAGGCGCTTCGCCTTGGCCGCCTCGGCCCGCATATCCTCGATCGAGAGGAAGTCACCAAGCGCCGGGTTCGCGAGATGCCACAAGCTTTCATCGAACGGATCGGCATCCGCCGGCACTTCGAAGACGAACGCTGCAAGCGTTGGGTCCGGAACACCGACGCCCTGCAGCTGCTTTCGCGCGTCATCAACCAACACGCTCATCAGCGACAGCGGGTCGCGCGCCTGCGTTGAAATCACGATACCGAGCGGCTCAAGTTGCGTCCCTTGAGACGTATCGAGAGCGTCGTACAGATCCTGATTCAAGGCCTGCGCAAGTTCGTCATAGATCCAAACGGCGGGGTTCATGCCGTGTTTCGTTTTCGCGTCCGACGACAGCGCTTGATAAAAACTGCCGTTGAAGTGGCAGACCAAACGCTTCCGGCTCGGGACCGGCTTAATCATCATCGCGAGATCGTCGTCCATCAACACCATCGCCTCGCAGGCGCGATAAATGATGGCCGCTTGTTCGCGGTCGTTGGCCGCAGAATAAATCTGCTGTTGCTGGCCGCTTTCCGGTCCAACCAAGTGCACAAGCACCAACGCCGCGATCAGCGTCGTCTTTGCGTTCTTGCGCGCCATGGTGAGCAGCACGCGCCGGATGCGACGCAGACCGCGCTTATCTACGGGATCATAGATGTCCCGAATGATTTGCTTTTGCCATTCGCGCAAAACGAACGGCTTGCCTTGATCGGCCCCGTCCGGGATCCGCAGAAGCTCGATGAAAGCAATGATGCGCTTCGAGCGTTCCCGATTTACCGGCCCGTCAGGCCCGCGAACTTTCCGCCGCGCCCCGCCGCCGCCTGTCCGCCTTGTCCGTTTGGCGTCAACGGCTCCGGCGCGGCCATTCTTGCGCGCGACGCCGGCGTCATTCCTAGCTCTTTCATGTGCGCCAACAGCAGTTCCGACGCGCGGTTGAATTGCGACACAAGCGGGTTCGTTTGAAGAGAGCCATTTGGCGTCTTCAGCATGCGTGCCGACTTGTCCAACTTCTCGCCGAGATCCATCACCTGCTGGAAGTAACGGCAGTACGCGCCGAACAGCGCCAGGTCGCCCAGCGTTAAGATCCCGCTTAAGCGAAGCACGGGAAACATTCGTCGCCATTCGGTCTTCCCGACGTCGTTAAGAAAGCCCGGCGGCTCGACGGCCTCCGTCGGCGCCTCGACCTTTGCCTCCGCGCGCAACGGTCGCTTTCCTGGGTTTCCCTCCAACTCGCGCAACGCGCGCGGCTTTGGGTTTCGGCCCCTTGCCATTCGACGGCTCCAAGTCGTTGAACGCGGCGCCATCGCTTTCGCGTTTCGC